AGGTTGTTGCTGTGGCGCACTCATAGGTGCTGCCGCTAACTTATCATTAGGTATCACTGTACCTGCGCTCTTAGGCACGAATAATTCTGGACCTCTCTCACCGACCATGTAAGGCTTGCCTTTTTCAGCAGGACCACCTTCTGCTAATCCTGGCAATGGTATGCCAACACTACCTAAGAATCCACTGATAGCACGGAAGATCAATGCTTTCGCTATCATCTTAGCAAGATCGGCAACTATGCTTCTAGCGAAATCGCTGAACTTAAATTTACCTGTACTGACGAATGTATCTACAGCATTGCTTATGCTACCCCATGTATCTGCTACTGCTTTCTGTGCCATGTTTATAGGCTTGAATTGATCAGCGATCTGTTCTAATCCTTTGACCACGCCTGCGCTATAACTCTGCTCTAGTGCTTGTTGTTCTGCTCGTTTGCGTCTTTCTTCGCTTATTGCAAAATCAGTTGCAGATTTTACTCTTGCCAATTCATTTTCTAATTCTTTTCTCTTTATATCGTCTTTTTCAGCCGCGATCTGTCTAGCCAATTGCAATTCTTTCAATGCACCGGATTCTTGTATTTTGATCAATTCTAATTGTTGTGCTTTTTGTTTCTCTGTGATCTGACCTGTGATGACTTGGCGTGCTAATTCTGCATCTTTCATGGCAACAGATTTCTCAGAAGTCTGTTGCATGATGCTTAATTGATTCTGTAAATCTACAGTTCTTGCTCTTTCTGCTTCTGCAATCTCAAGGGCTCTTAATTTTTGTTTTTCACTTTCAACAGATTGTTCTCTGATAACAGCAATCTGATCTCTATAGGTTTGTATCAATTTTTCATTGACAAAACCTTTCTTGTTTTGTTCTTCTGTGATCTTGGCTTCTAGATTTCCAACATCTATTGCTAATTGGCGTTGAGTGTCAGCACGAACTTTGGCACGATCTGCTTCTTGTTTACTTAGATTTGCTGTGCCATTGATTACTTCTTGATATTTTAGTGCGGCTTCAACACTTTTATTTTGTAAATCAAAATTTCTTTGCTGTGCCTCTGCGGCTGCTTCTTGTTGTAATGCAATTGCTTCAGCAATTGTTTTTTGTGTTTTCGCTTCTTTGGTTGCTTTTTCTTGTGCTTGAGCCGCAGGATCAGCGCCACCATCGCCACCACTAAGTAATTTTTCTGCTCCTAATAAACCACCTACTGCTAGACCGCCTAATGCTAATGCTCGTAATACAGGATTTTTCGCTAAGAATCCAGCACTTACCGCGACAGCATCTATGGCTTTTGCTATGGCTAAAATTTTTGTTACAGTACTGGCAGCAAATGCTATTCCAAATGTAACTGCTAGTGCTTTAATAACTTTATCTGCATCTTGCGCAGATAATGTCATATCTTGTGCATTACCTAGGAATGAATTTATAAATCTTAAAAATGCATCTTGTAGTTCACGAAAACTTTTTTCCATGGCAGCAGTAGCGGCTGCCGCCATCATCATTTCTTGTTCTAATCGTGCGAAATCTTTTGTTTTTAATATTTCTTGTAATTTGTCAGCATCGACATTAGCAAACTCTTTACCAAATATCTTGATACCTAGTGCTGTTTGTTCAGCACCTTTGCCCATCTCAGCAAGTTTTTCTATGACCTTTTCAAAAATCTGTACATTGGTCTTACCTTCTAGGTCTTTTAGTGATATACCTAATTGTTTAAAGGCTTCTTGTGTATCAGCATTGAGATTGGCAACTTCGTCTAATGACTTGTAGAAGTTCATCAAGACTTTGCCTACACCATCGAACTTGCCACCTGCTTCTTCTAAACTTTGCGCTAGACCTTTGACGAATCCCGCGTTGAGACCAAAGGCATCACCAAGATCGTTCATCTCATCTGCTGTTCTAAGTGCAGTACCACCTATCAATGCTAATGCGGCGGCGGCAATGTTGCCTACTTTCTGTAGACCATTGCCTAATGTATTAAACGCTTGTTCAGTTTTCTTGGCTTGTTCTTGTAATTCTTCGAGGCTCTTATCAGCATTCTTTACGGATTTATTAAGTTCATCGACTTTGCCCTGCCCACTGACATCGATCTGTATTTTATATTGGTCTATCGTTGCCATTATACTCTCACTCCCAATTTCTTGTAGACATAATCACGCACAGATTGCAATGTTGGGGCAGTCATACCTTTAGGTGCTTGTGTGCTACCGCGCATACCGCGATTAGTCATGTGACGACCTTTGTCTAGTACTTGCGCATATCCATAGTTTGCTTGTATCTCGTTACCTTGTAATACAGTACTGCGTCTAGCATTACCTGATCGCACAGGAGTATTCTTCACAAATTCTGTAAATGCGAATTTGCTTATAGATTTTTCATCTAATGTATCTAATACTTGATTGAGGCGATCTACGATATTGCTCATTTCTTCTTTTTGCCTTTTTGTAATATAGTTTGCAATTGATCTTGGTTAAGTTTATAAGCATCAGGTCTAGGTGCTGTGCCTTTCGCTCTTTGCTTCTCCATCTGATAACTATCGTAGGCAGCAAGGACATCTGTGATCATGAAGTCGTATGTGGTGGCGTTCTGTTCCACGACATGTGGAAGCATACCATATTTCTCAGCCATACGACCTATCGTGATCATTTTTGCGCTTCCCCAACTGTTTGGGTCGATGCCTTGCTCTGTGGTTTTCCCAAGATTTCTCCAATCTTGTTGATCGCCGCGGCAGCGATATCGATGGGTAGATCCTCATCATCTGCAAGCACTTGCTTGCCATCCTTGTCTAAGATCATGGCTTTCATCATCTTATCAAGGTTGCTAAATTCGTTATTGCTTCGTGCATTGAAGAAGTCAAAATATGTTGACATGCGCACGATGTTGTATGTGTAGAATGTTATAGGTTCACCATAACGCTCGACTAGTTCTGTGCCGTCGAGTATGACTTCTACTAATTCTGGTTTGCTTGCGTAATCTTTGATATTCACTTGTTATCTCCTAGTTAATTAGTTACCACTATATTTATCGTAATGCTCTTCCAATAGTTGATTGAGTAATGCTATACGAAATGCTTGTTTAGCCTTCATCTGTCTGATTGTCTGTTCCATGCTGTTCAACATTGGAAGTAACTTTGCTTCGTCTGCTATGAGGCTGCGTAATTTTTCCTCAGTAGTGATGAGGAATGCGTTGCTATTAGTATTCATTTGTTCACCTGTAAAGAAAAAGAGAGCAGATCGCTCTGCCCTCTTTCTTTGGTCAATTAGACCTTAGGTCCAGAACCCATGTCGCCATTGACAGCGATTGTGAGTGGGGAAACCCACACAGGGCTGTCAGGTGACGCTGTTGGTGCTACGCTACTTAGATAACCCACTCCACTATAGTAGAATGTGTTAGCAGGTGTTGCGTTACCAACGTTGGCGCTGTTGTTCAACTGTAGTCTGAAAGCAACTTCAACACGATTCTGTGAAAGACCACTTACGCCGTAATATTGCGCAGTAGTATTTCCAGCCGTGCTTTCTCCGAAGAAGCCTACATCATCGATGACGATGTTGGTGCTGATCTCGTTGTCGCTTGGGGTAGTGACCTTGTTGATACTTGCTGAACAGAAGTCTGTCCATGAGAAAATACCAGTACTGTTAGTTACTGTTACATCTTGCAAGCAAGTCACATTTAGCAATGTTGCTGAGTTACCAGAAACAAAGCCATTACCATTCAAACCGACATTAGAGTTAGCCACATCAGTTGACAGTATAAGCGCAGGGAAAGTACCTGTCTCGTTTACTGTAATGTATGCCATTTTAATTTCTCCTTAAGTTAGTGGCGTCAATCATTAAAATCCAATCTCTTCAAGTTAAATGTATAGGTATGTTTCTCACTACGATTACCGATCACTTCGGTCTTACTGTATGTGATCTCATAATAACCATTAAAGAAATCTCTGTTCGCGGCAAGATCGTTGATCGTGCCTAGTACAAAAATACTTTGTGGGTCATCTTGGAAACTCACATATAATATCTCAAACTGATCTGTCACGGTGAATATCTGACCACATGGGGTCACACCACCTTGATTCACTTCACGACTGACAGGATGACAATCTCTGACATATACGCCATATGCGACAACATCATCTGTGCTAGGGTAAACGCCACTCACTTCTACGATAGGTATTAGTGAGTTACATGTAGTACGCATGTACTCTATGATCGCTTCCTTAGACACATAAGGTTGATGTCTTGATGGCATCAGAAATATCTCCTGTCATTGTTGAAATAATCGGCGTCCGCCGTCCAATTCTCTTCTAACTTAGTCGTTGGACCGTTAGGAGCATCTTGGTTCAAGTCGTACCAATTCATCAATTGTAGTGCTTTCTCCCACTCAGCCTGATATCTACGCAATGCGTGATCAAAATTCACTTTGTCAACATCGTTGACATTGCTAGTATCTGATACGATTGATTCGTAGAATATCTTTACAGCCATGAATGTATCAAGGCGTATCAAAGTCTGATCATTTTTGATGAGCAGACTAGGATTGAATGAAGAAATCAATGCACCGTTTGGTAAGTTAGTATAATATGTTGCCCCTAGCACCGTATCGCAATACTTGGGCCACCATCCAAACTCCATTTGATACAATATCTCTTGACTGCCTACTTTGAAGTAGTCATCCCAATTGACTTGCATCTGAGCGGCGCGGCGTTCAGCGGCAGGATCATAAAAAATTATGTCCTGTACTGTTGCATTACTGATTCGTTGATAGGGGACTGACATATGTTTACATTCCTATATTATCTAACATTAAGACTGGTAAATGTTGATCGCTCCACCGCGTCTTGGATCGGCAACACCTGCACCCATATAGGCAACGCCTGTGAGCCACATCTGTAAGCCCCCGGGTTTTTCGCCCATCTTGATCTGTAGACCTTCTTTGAGAACAGTAATCAATGCTGTCTCGTGGAAGTATGCGCCTACTAGAACATTTGAGTTTGAACCCTGACCTAATACAGGACGAGTTGCGCTTGGTAGGAAAGTAGTGAATGCGACTTTACAGCCGTAAACATTATCTAAACGACCAGTTGCTAGCAATTCGTTACCTAGATTGCTGACCTGTGATCCACCACCGTATGTTGGATTGTTAACAGCACCGCCAGTCAATTCAGCAAGCAAGCGATTCATTGTTGAACCATCTTGTCCTGCGACATTACCGCCTTGTGTGTCACCATTGCTGTCCAATACGATGATTGGAGTGCCTGGCAAGCGAGCAACTTTGTAGTTCTGCTTGACATTACGGATCAACTCAAGTACGCTTGCTGATGTGAAACCAGTAGTCCAACCTGCTGTGTTGCTTGGTAGACCTGCGTATAACAATTCCATAGCACCTAGTTCAGTTGGACGAGCAAAGCCGTCTGCTGGTGTTGGTGAATAGAGGCTGTTAGTTGGTGTTGCCTTGAATGACAAGAAGGCTTCACATACACGAATGTCAACCTTTTCACCATATGACTCACCGAGTTCAGCACCCAATGTGGCAGCAAGTTCGAAACTAGTAGTCCATGCGTAGAAAATATCAAACGCTGTGGCTGCTACTGCTGGAGTTGCTGTGATGCTACCTTGACCTAATGCTGGATTCTGTTCAAATGCCGCTGGAGCATTTCCGAAACCTGCGTTAGCCGCACCTGTGTTAGGATTGTAATCCTGGTAGGTAATTGGTGCGAACTGTGGTACTAAGTACTGGTTACCTTGATTTGGCGCAACAACAGTAGTATAGTCCACTAGACCTGTGCTTTCGTGCATGGCACGAAGAGCGAAGTTTGCGATTGCAGTAGTAAAGCCATCGGCTTCATTATTGCCACCACCTAGTACATATGCCATTTTAATTCTCCTCTAATCTGGCTTATAGGACTTTCTTAGACATCGCACTAACACTCACGCCTACTTTAGCATTCTTCAATCCGATGCCTTTACCTAGACCATTTCTAGCGGCCCACGCATTGAATGCGGCAGGGTCTTTAGCATAGTCAGGAATAGCGTCAGGTTGAGCACCAGCAAACTGTGTTTGTCCCATGCGCAGTCCAGAACCGGTCTGAGAACTTGAACTTTTCAGTAACTTAGGGTTACCTTGAGCGATCTCATTCACAAGACCATTTAATGTGAGTGGATTACCGTCCATACCATAGCGTTCTTGTCCCTTCTGATTTACGATTGTGAAAGAACCATCACGATTCATCTTGATGTTACTTTTAATCTTCTGCAATGCGTATTCTTGTAGATCAGGATCAAATTTTTCGCCCATGTTACGAAGAATCTCTGAGTCCAATTCTTTCGTGCGTAATGCTCGCTCTTTACTTGCGAGGTCTCGTTGCAACTTCATGAATTGATCTCTTAGATCAGTATTGTCAGTAGCACGATCTTCACGCCCCATGCGTGAGTCTGATTCGTCTACCTCCACTGGCTGTGCGTTGCCACCGCGTTGACTACTAGTGCGTGCGACATAGGCTAACGCTGCCTCGACTGATTCAAATTGTTGACCGCTTGCTTGTGACAATGCGTTCAATATTGAACTAGTGGTGCTCTTGCGAATAGCACCTGCCTTAACATTAGTATCAGCATCATTTGTAACCTGTTCTGCATCAGGGGCTGTGTCGTTGCCAGCGAGTTCGTTATCTATCATATATCCTCTTTTTAGTTATGCGTAACTACCGTAAGTTATCTACCTGTGTTCATACCAACAAGTTGTGCTGACACAGCCTGTTGTGTATAAAAACTTTGTCCAGTATAAGTCACAGGTGTACCTATACCAGCATCATCAACACCGGCACCATCGATGCCGCTATCAAATTCTGTCGCATCACCATAGATCGCTTCATTCTCACCGAAGTCTTCTGGTGTTGGTATCTGATCGCCAAGATCGCGGCTCAATGTCTGCTCGTTTTCTTGCGTCATCAATTCTTTGACCATTGGGTCTGCTACTGTTTCGATGTAGGCTTGCTCGTATTGTGCGATTGCTTCTGCGGGCGCCAACATCGCAATGATATCCTTAGCAATGAGGCTATCAATGATTGGATTATTTTGTACAAGCGTTTTCGCTTGTTGGAAAAGTGCAAGCCTATAGTTTGTATCGTGTGCTTCATAATCTGTATTGTAATGTACTTCACCTGCCCAACGCATGTTCATAAAACGGGCGGCAAATGTAAAGATCAACTCTTCTGTGATTTCCATCAAGCGGGCTTTGCTCTTTGCGAGTCTATGTAATTGTTTTCGTTCCTCGATGATGGCGATACCACTTGCGATTTGATTCTTGCTATTGCGTAAGCCGCCTAAACCTGTCAATGCCTCTACTTGTTCTAATATATCTGCTTGTTTCTTGATGATCTTATCGACATCACCTGTGTCTACAGATATAGTTTCCACTTGTCCTTGTGTGGCACGGACGATTGAACCTGCGTGTACAGGAATGCTGACGCCTTTATCAGCACGGATGATAGTGTGCGCAAACTGTATTGCAGTATATGCCTCACACTCTAATTTATAATGTTCTCTTTGTGCGTCTACTGGAGCATCGATATCGCTGATACCAAAATCGATACTGCGTGGGTCTCTGCGACCATATGCTATGAATGCAGGCAATGCCATGCCAGGTGGATATTCACCACGACCTGTCTCTGTGACTTCATTCTTGCTTAGATTCTTGCCTACCTTATAACTGACCCAATAACTTGGACTCTCAGGTGTGCCTAGATGATAGCATTTAACATACCAATCATCTTTGTCTTCTGTCTCTAATACTTTGACATACTTGACCATTGGTTTGCCGCCGAACCATTCCCATTCCCAATCCCATACTTGTATAGGATTTATAGCGACAACATAAGGTCTGCCAAAGTTCGCATCGCCTTGCTGTGCCATGTCAACGAAGACCCAACAGTGGCCGAAAATGCTAGTTAGATCGCCAACGCTTTCCATGAACGCATTTAAACTGCGATTCTGTAAATCAGCATCTAATAAAAATAATTGTGACCATTCGATATTGCTAGGATCTAAGTATGTGCCGTCAGGCGTGCAAAATTTTAGATCACGCTTGATGCCTGGCTCGAACAACACATCATTGATCGTATCAACGACATAGCGACAGATAGGTTGTGCTATAGTGTTTTGAACTAAGTCAAGATAAAGGTTACTGTCTTCACTAGGTCTTTTCTTGCGAACATAAGTCTTGAAGATGTAACCGCCCAAATATCCATACTGATACGCAAGCATTTGCTCGTAAGTCGCATTGTATATAGGATTCTTTTTTATTAACTCTTGTGAATTCATATTTGTTTCCGTTGACGATTATTCGCCATCGTCTAGATATTCGTAATAATCGCCACCGAACTTCTCATCGAGGTACTCATCTTGTTCCATGGCAGCGTATTCTTCTGGATCCATGTCCATGACATCTTCTGTCTCTTGATCGTACATGCTGTACTCATCTAATGCCTTCATGACTTCTGGAAAATCACCAAACGCACGATCAATCTCTTGTGTGCTATGGCCCATGTCGGTCAGATATCTCACAACATCTTTTGCTAGATCATAATGATCATCTTGCGGTATATAAAATTTTGCGATATTGTACATCTCAACCATCATGTCGAAATCCATGGCTATACCTCTCTATTGTATAATTTATTTATGCTTTTCTTTTAGGAATATATGTGTAACATTCACTATGCTTGCGACTGAACCAAACTACATGATCTGTGTCTCCACAATGTTCACAAGTTCTATATGGTCTCTTAGGCGCTTGAAATAATGGACCATGTTTATTCACTATGCGTGTGTGTCTTGATTTAGGAGTACCCTCGACTAAATGATCAGGATTCACGCAATGTTTTGTCAAACATATATGTTGTATCTCATTATTTTCTATATCTAAGCCTTTATGCTTTCCCATCACCTTGTGAACTGTTACCATTTTAGGTATACCGTTATCGCCACGAATCATGCCGTAACCGGCGTTATTCACTGGTCCAGTCCATAACCAGCATTTACTTTGATCTTTTGGTATGTCTACACGCTTCATCATGCGAATATATGCACTTGTAGTTTTCTTCGGTTTGCGTGGTTTTTTGTTTTTAGTAAACATACTGTTATTTAGTATGTTTGATAATCTTCATTTATTTCTGCACCTTTCACGATCTCTTCCCATGTAGGACCGCCTGGATATAATGGACTCTCAGGCATGTACTCTTTGCCTGGCATGTTCATTCGTGCATAGCGTGGATCCATGCCTACATATTCATGCAAGCCCATGTCATCGTGCAATATTGGGAACAAGTGATGTATACCATAGCGTAATGCGTCACCTAATCCGTCTATGTGTGCGTATTTCTGTTCAGTATATTTGACTAATTTCTTTCTGCTACCATCTTCAAAGTGATATGTGGTCAATGCTTCTAACAACAATTGATCATCTTTATTGACTACTAATCCATTTCGTGTGATGAACGCATTGACTGTGTTATCTGTGTCTGTGATCAATGGATTGCTCTTGCGACTATTGACGATGGTGAAACCATATTTCTCTAACAATATCTTGTCTGTGATACCAAAGGGACTTGTAGTGTCGCGGTTCACTTGCGTACCACTCATGTCGATAACGCTATTGATCCTGCGCCTAGGAAAATCATTTCTTATCGCTTGCGCAATACCTTCTGTGCTACAATCTCGTATGGCATAACTCTTCAATATCTCTATCTTACCATTGATCTTGCCTTCATTAGATACTTGCGCTATGACGGCGCACATCACTCTTTTGTTAAAGTCCGCAAAATGGTACAGATCACCACCTCTGTCAACGATCTCATCAACTGTGTGTAGATGTTTGTTAAACGAATAGAAAAACTGGTCAGCACTACTTTCCCAACTGCATAGATAATCTTGCGCAAACTTTAATGGGCTTAGTAATTTCTTTTGTTCTTCTATAAACTTGCGATTACCTGATCGCATCTGCTCATAGTTGAAATGCCTGACGATATAACGATCACTATTCTCTAATGCTAACTTGAATAAGTCATACAATGGACCTGTACCATTAGGTGTGCTTATCACGATCAATCTACCGCCTGTGTCAGGTTGACCTACTTTAGGGCGCAATCGATTGGTTATTTCTTGTAATGTATCTTGCGTGTATAGTGCGGCCTCGTCAGCGACCCATACGCCTACATTAAGACCTCTTAGATTCTCACGCATCTCTGCACTTTTACAGCGTATGAACACGCCATTGGGAAACTTGATCGTCATGTCTGTGTTGTTGATATCGACACCATCGACTAAGTTATAGTATTCTATGCAACTGCGCTTGAGAGGTTCCCAAATCAAACTCTTGATCATCTGTCCTGTGGGTGCGCTATAGATGACATCTTTACCTTTGTGATATCTAGCATCGTTAGCGAATATAGGCAATGCGATACTGGCAAGGAATGTCTTGCCACTACCTACAGGAACTATATTGATGCAATGTTTGTCACTCTCTAACCAATCACGCAATATAGTCTGCTGTTCGCCAAATAATGTGATGTCAATCTTTCTTTGCATCTTGTAGTGTATAGATAGGCGACCAATCTTGCAATTCTTGTTTAGGAAAGTTATAGATAGGTCTGAGGCTCTGACCTTGCGTAGTATGATCTATCTGTTGCACATCTTGTATGATATATTTCGCTAGTCCCAAGATGTATTTGCTGACTAATTCATTATCGTTATCTAATTCTGCGTCACGGATCTTTTTGTTTATGAACTGGCTGAAAGTCATGCCTTGTTCACGACGGAAATCGTTCAACAATACTGCTGGACTGATCTTGTTTGTTGATCCTTTAGGTCTGCCGCTGTTTTCTCTTGCGCCGCCGCGACCATGTTTTGGTTTTTTTGATTGTTTTTCAAACATTGGCTATCTCCTTTCACTATCACTACGATAGTGCCATCACTTTTCTGTATCATTTCTTGTTATATAATTACGGCCGCAACAGCCTACGCTAAAATCGTATCCTAAAGATTGACATCTTTTAGTGATGTAATCTATATTGATGCTATGCTCTAATGGCACGACACCTTTGAACTTTCTATACCAACGTATGCTTTCTAAAAAAGCATAATCGTCAAGTGCATTCCAACGATTGATATGATCAGTCGTCATTTCTTACCGGGTCTTGGTTTCGGTTTCTTTGGTTTGTTGTTATACATCGATGACTCCTTCTTTTTTGAGTATGCTTAGTGCCCATGTCAATGCGGCAGGTCCGCCCCATAATAGATATGCTTGTGTACCAGGTGTGTTCTGTCCAGGTTTGTAATTCTTACGATGCCTTGACAAAAACTGATATGTTCGCATGACAGTATCTAGACTGACACTTTCACGCTTTGCGAATTGATTCGCTCGTTGTAAACCAACTGCTGTACCACCTCTGTTGCTGGGTGTGCTTTCTTCACGCATTTTCAGTCCACGCTTGGCATTATTTGCCATGGTCTCAGTTGGTCTATAACTCATTTTTTCACCTTGACACAGATATCTTTACCATTTTGTGTGCCTTGATATTTGTATCCTTGCCAACATGCTTTTGCATCGGCACCGATCTTTTTACCTTGCTGATTAGTCTGTGGCAACTTAACGGGTTTGCTTTGTTTCATACATATACCTTCTCATATTGTTCTGGGTCGTCTTCTGGATCAAGACCGTCCCACATAGTACCATCTACTTTATACCTATACTTTAGTCTACCATAGATGCTTAGTACTTTTTGATTATCTTTTTTCCATTTAGTGACAACTTCATCATAACGATCACCGCCCAATATCAATCGCATCTGTGTCTTACAATCATCTATGGTTGGATTGATATCATATTTGCTGTTCTCTATAGTGATCATGAAGTCTAAGCATTTGTTCTGCTCAGGCTCTAACAGATATGGACATAGTTCTGCATACATCTTCTCAAACTGTTTGAAGCCCAATGTGTGAATGATGCGATTGTGATTTGTTATGATCAATGTAATGTCTCCTTAGTTACATCGATAGGAACATCAAATTGCACAGTCTTGATATTGACATCGCCCATGAGTGGCTGTCGTTCTAATTCTTTCTTCTTGTCGATCAATGTCTGCTCAGTCTGCAATGCGCCCAAGAATGTATAGATCGCATGTAATCCAATGATCTTTGCATCGATCTCTTTCTTGTCTACTTCGATCAATCGTGGATCGTCTAGGCTTGATAGTTTGGTCAATGCATCTTTGATGTCATTCATGAGTTCATTTACTGTGACCCATAATCTGCCATCTTCTGTCTTCATTAATTCGTATGTCTCTTTCATTTGTTCTTACCTTTGTATCCACTCGCATATATCGCTCTTGCTTGCTTCTCGGCATCTTCACGCTTGCGATATACTTTACCTGTGTTGCCCCAACGATATCCCATGATCTTACCACTAGTGTTTCTGACTTCTTTGACTGGCATAGTGTTCTCCTATACTATTATTTATTTCACATCCAATGGTCTTGACTTCATGGCTGTGATACAGAAAAACTTCTCTTTGACAGGCTTATATTCATTGTTCTCTACAGGCAAGTTCAATGTGAATTCTAGTATGTCGAACTTCTTGATACTGAAGCCTGTGCGTACTAACAACGCAACAAGCATGTCTTCTGTCAATATGCTATAGTGATTTGGATTATATTCATGTTTGCGTTCACAACCTGGTGCTGGAACTTCTATGTAGATATGACTGCCTTGCTTGAGTATGCGATTATACTCCATGAGGCTGAATATTGGATATGGGCTATGCTCTAGTGCGTGTCTGAGGAAAATGAATTTTAGAAGACAATACAAAAATCTCTGCATCTTAGAAGTTACTTGTTTTATGTACCGGAGACCCATATTATGTACTTTATACCTATACTTTAGTCTACCATAGATGCTTAGTACTTTTTGATTGTCACGCTTCCATTTAGTGACAACTTCATCATAACGATCACCGCCCAATATCAATCGCATCTGTGTCTTACAATCATCTATGGTTG